CTTGTTTTATATCTTCACTTGAATTAGGTATTCCACCTATTTCTCTCTCAGTTGTTGATAGTTTATTATATAATCTATCTGGTCTATTCATAGAGTAACCTCTATAACCTCTTATTTTAAAATGGTATAACAACCTTGGTTTATTATTTTCAGCTAATATAGGCATACCATAAAATACACAAGCCATTAGTACATCTTCAAAAAATATCTCTGCAGTTTGTGGTCTAGCTATATACTCTAAAAAGAAATGATCTGGTGGAACGTCTTCCATACTAAACTTAGTTAAGCCATGTAAAGACCCGTTAGAACCTCTTCCATCTACAGTACCTGATATATCGTAACTATCACATCCAAAAGCTCCACAATGCTCATTACCAGGGTATTTTTTACCATTTTTAATTATAAATCTATTTTGTAGATTAACAGGTGGTACCCATGATATTTTAAATCTACCATCTTTATTAGGTATAAATATAACTCTAGAATCTTTAATGGCATTCTCCCATTGAAAACTACCCGTAGTTACAACAGCTGTATTTTTTAAATCAGCATTATAATCTATTTGTTCATATATCTTAGATAGATTAAATAAAGATTGTTTTGCTTCATCTCTAAAAGCATGTTCTTCTGTTCTTGGAAATTGACGATAAAATTCATTTAAACCATCTTGATCTTCTTTTAAACCTTCAACTTCGTTTTGCCAGTAGTCAATAACACCTAAGTCTATTATTTGATCATCAGGCCCTTCAACTGGTTTTTTTGGCGTGTTGAATACAGGAAATCCATAAGAATCAATGTATCCCTCGTAGTTCCATTCCATAGGTATGAACAAAGAATATAATCCTGAGCGAGTCTGTCCATTGGCGTTTCTTTTTGTAATGTCGGAATCATAGTACAGTTTTTTATAATTAGCTCCACCTTTATCTAAAGCATTTGATGTTGAACCCATCATGCACTTACCTATTATTCTAGAACCTAATCTTAAGCAGGTTTTAGTTACCCTCCAGTTATTTAATATATTTGTTGGTTTTTCCCACTTACCACTTTCATCGTGTACTAGTAGCTTTAATTTTTCACCGTCGTACGAGTTGTCCCCGGTGTTCTTCCAATCGATCGTGGTGTCGAGACCGGTGATCTCCTGTAGTTTCTCGTTGGTGTCGAGTTTCTTACGGGTAAACTTTGACGCGGGTACCCTGTACGCGAGTTCTGTCTTCGGCCTGTCCATACCGTCCTGGATTGGTTTGAAGAAGAAGGGGTAATTAACTGAGATGGGTACGACCTTATCAGTAAACATCTTTTTGGCGTCTGGTCCTGACTTTGATAAAATGCCAAATCTTGAATCTGTGGATATTGTTGCCTGATTAACCGTCTCGCCTGATGCCATGAAAGAGAAACCTGACCGTCTGTTCTTAAGATAACACATTCCGTAACACCGTACATCCGCTTTACAAGCTTCCCAGAAGATATAGAATAATCTGTTTGATTCCCTAAAGTCTGGCTGCCCAACATCAATCTTGGACCACTGCAAGTACATGTAGTTAGTGCCAGTAATATAAGTAGGCTTGCCTTTGTTAATAAACCAAAAACCTTCCTCACGTCTTTTAAACTCCTTGTCAATATAGTCATACCACTTTTCTTTAAATTCAACTGGGTATTCATCCCAATCAAACACTGATTTAATTTTATTTAGTTCTTTAGGATATTGCTGATATTCCCATTTGTCAGATGCAAACTCGGTTACATTTTGTTTTTTAGGTAAACCTATAACTAATCCTTGTATATTATATATTTCTCCAACTTCACCAGTTTTACTTATAACAATAAGATCATGTTCTTTGTTGTATCCGTACTTCCATTTTTTATACCTATTAAGTCTATTTAATACTTTAGGTTTAACGTAGTCTTTAACTACAGAGTGTAAAGTTTGTTCGTACATTACCTTGATCTTCCTTCAGCAAATCCTTTAAAAGCTTTTTCTTCTTTAGCTTCTTTAGGATTTTCATTTAATAATGCTTCCTCTGTTTCAATTCTATTAAGTATTTCAAAAGCGTCAAATATAGCTAACTTTTTTGTAGCTGCTGCATTTTTTAATCTATCAGCAGTTATGTCATCACCTGAATCAACTATAGCTTCTTTAGCTACCTTAATTAATTCCTCAACTGCTTTTTGCCCAGCTTGGATTATACTCAGCTTCGTTTTCTTGGTGTTCATACTTAATTACAATATCATTAGATTTCATACAATAAACTCTTTGATTATCTACAACAAAATCCCATTCACTGTTTGGTGTAAATCCAACTACGTCTCCTGGGCTTATTTTAAGCGCTTCTAAGGAGCTATTACCGTATTTTAGTATACCAATAAGCTTTTGTTCTTTATCTAGACTTAAAGATTGTTTATTTTTTAAAGGCATCACAAAGCATCTGTCGCCAAATGATTTCCAATCGCCTGTATTTTTATACAAATATATTTGATCTACAGCACAAAAATATAAACCATCTTTAAAATATGATCTACTATTTTTTTTTACACCTTTCATATCATAGAAAACTCTAAAAACGTTTTGATGTACTACTATTATATCTCCTTTTTTTATATTTGTTTTAAAAGCTTTTGGAGTTTCAATAACAACGGCTAAGTTGTTAACAGCTTTCCAGTTTTCTATTTTAGTATTTAAAACTAAAGTTTTGTCTCCAAGCTTTATTTCATTTTCATATCTATCACCAAGAGGCTTGACAATAAAATCATATAGACTTTTCATTAATATTCTAAATCATACTCAACGGATATTGCCATGTTAGAATTAAATTTCTTCCATGGCATAATCTCGTTTTCTTTCTTTATGAATATACTGTAAGAGCTAGTTTCTTGATCATATAATATTGCTGATATAGTATGGCCACCATAAACTTGTTGACCAACAGCGTAATGCATTGCATCATTTTTATAATCAGAACCTATACTAATTTTTCTTACAACTGAATCCATTACTCTACAACCTCGAGCTCTTTAGCTTCTTTTTCTACTTCAGTGTAACTACCGTCAACTAAATTTATGTTTATTTGACCATACTCTTTTTCTAACTCAACTTTTATTTCTTGCATTTCTTTACCCGCTTCTGCGTTGGCAAAAATTAAGTCTTGTTTTCTAGCTTCTAAATAACCCACGTCTAGTAATATAGCGTTGATTTTCTGTTGAACCTCTTTAATCGATTCTAATTGTTTTTCTGTAATCTTTTTTTCTTTTGACATTTTATTAAATTTAATTGTTTATACATAATATATAGTTACGTATATATTTACTATTTACACTTTATCTTAATGCTACCATACCTGTAGCTGCTGACGTGTTTAAAACATAGTCAACTGACACTGGTAATACAGTTCCAGCTGGCACAGCTGTGAAAGTTACTTTTTGAGCAGCTGTTGGTAATGAGTCAACAACGTTTATTCTAAATTGACCACCGCTTCCACCAGCGATTGTTATTATATCACCTTGTCTGTATCCAGTTCCCGCGGCGGCTATTGCACCTACTGTAATAACTCCTCCAACTACTGTTGTAGTTACTGTTAGTCCAGTACCCAAACCACTAGCGGATGTAGTAGCTTGTCCAGCTCCAGCTGTATAACCTGTTCCTCCTGAAATTAAGCTTAAAGAAGTAACAACTCCTTGTACACCAACTGTATCTGCTAGTATAACGTCTATCGCTCCTCCTGATCCAGAATATATCTGAGAACCATTTAAGTTAGTTCCTGCGACTCCTGATTGATTTAAAAAAGGCCATTGAGAAGCTGGTTGAATATTAGCGCTTCCGGTTATAGCTAAAGCCTTACCAAACGCTCCAGCATCTATTGCTTGTGATCCCATATTTTACTTATTTGTTTATTTGTTTTTATTGAATAGTGGCCCTAGTTTGTCCACAATTTTTTCACCACTTCTACCTATTACATAACCCCCAATACCTATTTCTAGTAAACCCCAAAACTGAGGCTCTAGTGTAGGTGTTATTAGTTGTGCTGATAACTGTGATATAAATTTTGTATATATTATTATAAAGCCAAATGAAAGCATAAGTATTGGCCTCCAGCTTCTTTGCAACCAATTACCACTAGCTTCAGCTACAATGATTTCAGTTTGCATTTTTTGCAACTCTAATTGAGCATCTTGTAATACTTTAAATATTTCATTTCTAGCATTGAGTCTTTCTTCTTCGCTAGTGAATAGGTTGTCAACCACATCACCAACTTGTTTAAAGACTTTAGTGCTAAAAAAATCTAATATCTTTTTCACTATTTATTAATTTTTTTTGTTACCAGGAGTAACAGTAAATGATCCCCTACCATTTTTGCTTCGCAGCGTATAACTAGTCTTATTTCTTGTAGGAAATACATCATATTTTGGATACTCTTTTCTAAGCCTTTCAATAGTTTTAGAATCATCTGATTTTATTCTACTACTTGTTCTACTTCCGGCTGGTTTGTCTTTGTCTTTATCTTCTTCTAAGTGAAGAGGTGATATAAATCTTTTTATTTTAAATGCCATAATTATTTTGCTTTTTTATTAAGAATTACCTTTACGCTTGGCTCTTTTAGCTAATCTATCTGATTTACGTTTTAATTGTGCTCTAAAATCTGGGTTTTTAGATTTTTTAGCTTTCGCTAATGCAGCCTCAGATTTAGACTTAGCTTTGTTAGCTCTCATCTGTGATTTAGATACACCTGCTTTTTTGTCTGCAGTTTTTCTAGCTTTTATAGCTTTTCTAGAATTATCTTTAGGTGCTGCTTTTGATTTCTTAGAAGCAGGTACAAATTTATCAGACTTCATAGAAACTTTATTTATAGCATCTAAAGTGTTTTCTTTAGGTGTTGATTTTTTATTGTTTCTAGTAGACTGCATAGTAACTTCATCACCAAACTTTTTCTGCTTACCTTTTTTACCTAAGTTAGTACTTGATAATTTACTTTGTTTTCCAGAAGCTTTTGTTTTAGTAACAGTTTTTTCTGTTTTTACTTTTAATTCTTCTTTTTTTGTATCATTAGGTGGTGGTGGTGGTGGTGGTGGTGGTGTAGTTTTAACAAATGGGTTGTATGTTCTTGTGTCTGCTGAGGTTCCTTTTATAGAAGAACCGCTACCTTGTCCTGTTCCTTCTCCTCGTCCACTTGATTTTTTACCAGTAAAAGACTTAGAAACTCTTAAACTACCTTTACCACTAAAAACTTTTTCCATACCTTTAGGTACTGCACCTGAGTCTCTGTATTGTTGGTATGATATAATTTTAGAACCTACTCCAGACTTAGCAAAATCTGGACTGTCTTTTTTAGTTAAATTTATTTTTTTACCAGGATCTATAGTTGATCCTTGCCCTTCTACGTGAAATGGTGCTTTTATTTTAAATGCCATTGTTATTTAGTTTTTTTATATGCTTCTTTTTCCCAGGGTAAATTTTTAGCCCCTTCTTTCATTTGTGCTCTTGAGTATTTTTTACCTTTCCAGTAAACATTTTGATCATCGTAATCTAAATCACCACGCTTCATCTGGTCAATGTGTACTTTTTCGTGTGCTATTACACTTTCTTTTTTCTTTGGATCTACGTCTTTATTTATTATTATAGAACCATTATTGTTGGCTTTACCTAAAACTCCGTCTTCCATGTCTACGTGATAGATAGGAGTACTGTCAAAACTGTAAGGTG